TATCGAAGAGGCTAAATTATTATTAAAAATATTGGAGAGAGAATTAGAATGACGAAAATTATAACAGATGTGCAAATAAAGAAATTAATGAAACAGATTAACAATAAAAGAGAATGGTCTATGGGTTGCGTACAAGCACTTAGAGTTTGTATTCAAGGACAAATCAATTTTTTGTTGAATGAGATAGAAACAAATATGGTTGGAGCAACAAGAGTTCAACAAGAGGATATAGTCAATGCTCACAATACATTGGCTAATGCTATGGTAGCATCAAAACACCCCGTATTAGAACACTTTGTAGCAGAACATAAAGAACTTCTTGGAGGCGAAGAATAATGTTTAGATATATTAGAACTTGGCAAGACGACAAGAAGTTTAAAGAGTGGGGTAAGCAAATTAGAAAGAAGTTATCTAATGAAAGATTAGAAGAACACTTCGATAAAGACTTTTCACAGATGAAAAATGCCAATGAGTTTACAAAGGCTTCATTTGTAATGTATTGGGAAGTGCAAACAGATTCAAGATTGGGAACAATAGCCCCGCCTTTGGTTCAAGGAACATTAATCTCTATGACTAATAGATTAATAGAACAAGGAAAAATGGATGAGGTTCAAGTAATGAATGCCATTATGATTAACTTCACCCGTATTATGGGCGTTATCAATAGTGGTGATGAAATTGAAGAAGAATGATTGGGTTTACTTAGCAAATGCTATGTGGACATATGCTGAAAAGCATGAAGGTAGAGTTAGCGACCTTCTAAAAGAACTAATAACAAAAGTAAATAAAAATAAGGAGATGATTATAGATGATAGATTGGAAAATGATGAGCCGGTTGTTAGAATCCACAAAGGACAAGACACCAACACAACAAGTAAAATTAATAGCAACGGAACTAGATAAGTTCGACACGCATAAAAGCGCAGTAATACAATTACTTGCTAGAGAATATCCTAGTAATAATATCGGTTTGGCTAAGGCTAAATCTTGGCTTGCTAAGATGTTTGATTGTTTCGATGATGAAATAGAAAGTTTGTTTGTTGTTGATGATGAGTTAGGTGAAGCCATATACTTATTAGATGCAGGGGCAGAAACTCAAAGAAACATAGGTATTCATTCTGTAATTAGAGTCTTAGAAAACTCATGTGGTTCTGTAAATGATTCATCTTATCTCTTGGTTAAAGATGTAATACTCAATATGTCGGCGCTAGAAAGAAAATGGTTTGTTAGATATTGGTTAGGTTCACCCACTAATGGAATAGATGCAGGAACAGTAAAGAAGTTATTAGCAAAATACTACGATAAGAAACTAGGTGAAGTTAAGAAACATGCTAACTTTAACAGTCTTAGTAATCTTTGCACATACTATGAAATGAATGAAGAACCGCCTATGGAATTATCACATGGTAGTTTCATTAAGCCTATGTTAGCAAAAGATGTTCCTATGCACAAGTGGCCTAAGAATAAAATTGTTGATTATAAGTATGATGGTAATAGGTATCAAATACACAAAGAAGGAGATAGTGTAATTATCTTTAATCGTAAAGGTTCTATTGTTACTCCGCAGTTTCAAGATGTTGTAGAAACAGTTAGACAATATGAAGTAGATTGTATTCTTGATGGTGAAATATATCCAATTAAAGACGATGGTTCACCTGCTGAACATAAACTAATGGGAACAAGAGTTCATTCTAAAGACCATGCAGAAGCAAGAGAGAAAGTTAAAGTCAAGTGGGTTATATTTGATTGCCTTAAGATTGGTAATGGAACTGTAATGGATTATTCATATAGGCGTAGATTAGAATGTATGCAAGAGTATGGTAATGAGTATGGTATAACTATACCCGACCAAGCGCATAGAATGGAAGAGGGCGGTGATGTTCTAGCATTCTATAATAGAGCGATTAACGATGGTTTTGAGGGCATCATTGTCAAAGATGATAGTTTACCCTATGAGGCAGGTAAAAGAAGCGTAGGGTGGGCTAAATACAAGCCTCCTCGCATTGAGTTAGATGTGGCTATTACTACTGCTAAATATGGTGAAGGTTCAAGAGCAAATGTCTTTGGAACTTTTGGTATTTCTGTTAAGAGTGATAGTGGTTTCAAACCCATAGGTTCTATTGGAACAGGGTTTAGTGATGCTGATTTGGTTTGGCTTACTAATGAATTGAGGAAGAATGTTGAAACTTACGATAAAGGAACATATAACTTATTACCAAGAGTTGTTTTGGAAGTATCAGCAGACTTGATTACTCAAGATGCAAAGGGCAATTATGGATTAAGATTCCCACGATGTAAAAGAATACGACATGATAAGTTTGTGGCTGATATTAATACAATAGAAGATGTGGAGGCTTTAGTATAATGTGCGCTAATTGTGGAGAAGAATCAGTAAAATATTTGGTTATGACACCAATAGGTCAAAGAGCCTTTTGTTGTGAGGAGTGCTATTGTCTTTATGTTGGTATTCCTTATCATAGTGAAGGCTACTACGGCTTGAATAGATACAATATTAATGAGTGATGATATGTTTAGCCCAAGAGAAGTTAAAGACTTAGTGCATAAATATGGTAAAGCCTCCATCTTCTCATATGCTATTTATAGTGATTTAACAGAATCCGATGTGTTTGTTATAACCAAAGGACTGTATGTTGCATTGGCATGTAATAATGATATTGTTCTTGCTAAGGATTTTGAAAAGAATATGTTAATTATAGAAGCAAAGGAAGATAAGGAAAAGGCTGCGCTCTTTAACAGGCAAGAAAATTTAAACTTGAATATAGTTTTGGGCGGATGTTTTAAAGACCATGCTAAATATATAGAACATCTTGTCATGGAAGGGCTAGAATATATGCAGGTTGAATGTGAGTTTATTGGATTCTTTGAGGTTGAGTCCAATGTATAGTGAAGATATACTAAAGGGTATATTTCTTGCTAAGGCTAAAGGACACATAGGGCTAACTAAGAACAATGATATTTTGATAGGTTATCGAACTAAACTAACAATTAGTATTAGAGGTAGTCCTAAGTTCCTACAAGGAATACAACGAAGCCTTGTTCAGTATGGCATAGAGTCTAAGTTTAAACCTCAACAGAATAAAAGTAGGCCAACGCCGATATTAATTATATCGGGAATAAAGAATATAGCATTAGTAGTTCACAAGTTTTTAGTGGATTTACCCGATGCTAACGATAGTCTTAGTGACTTTAAGCGAGCAGTAAGGATAGTAGCCGAAGCAAGGCACTTACAACTAGAAGGGCTAGAAGAATTATTTAGAATAAAAGGGGTAATGTAATGGGAATAACCAATATGAATAGAGATAGACCAATAATAATAACAGGAAAAACAGGAACAGGTAAAACGACAAGAGCAAAAGAGATGCTTCCAGATGCTTTGGTTCTATTTGCAGACAATCTAAAAATAGACTCAAGTTCACTTAATGTTGAAAATGGACTTATTATTGAAGATATACATTATAATAGTGATAAAGACCTCTTATTAAATATAATTAGACGGTATAGAGGTAAAATAGTAATGACCTCGCTCAATGAAAAAGATATTCCTAAAGGAGTAAAGGGTCTTTGTCAAATTAAAAGGGCGGGAACAGAAAAACACCTATTGAATACTATTCAAGAAATTGCTCCTAGAAGTGAAGAACCTTTTTCTTTGCAGATGGACACCTTTAGTTTAGTAAATTACTTCTTGAAAGAAAGTGATAGAGATGAAGTTTGTAGGGTGTTGAAGGTAAACAAGCCATCCGATACTCAAATATTGAATTGGTTATGTGTCAATTCAAATCCTAACAAACTATTATTTATTGATGGTCGAGTTAGGAGAAGATGGTCGCAAGATTACTTCTATGAGATGTTGGCTTATGGTTATGATGGAAGATTCTATGGTAGATTAAATATGCCAACAAGAAAACAATACTCAAAGATACCTTCTTTGTTAAGGAGATTGGGTATTAAGAATGCCGATAAAAGGATATTCAAACAATTAACTAATGATGAAGACTTTGTTAAGTATGCTAAAAGCAAACTAAATAATAGTGAATGTCGTCTAATGAATTTGGGCGAAAAGAGAGTTCGTAAAGCGAAGCCTATACAGAAGAAAAAACAAGTTAGTTTAGGTGATTATTTATGAAGATTAGAAAAGGAAAAAAGAGAGTTGTTATGCGACTCATAGATATTGTAGGAGATAGAGAATTAACTACAAGGGAAATCTATCATAGTATGATAGAACACCCTTCTAAAAATAGCATGAAAAGAAATGGTGGCGACTTAACACTACAACAATTAAGTAATATTCTCTCATCTTATTTTGATAAGGTGGGGTTTAGTAAAAAAGATAATAATATAATATGGAAAAATAGAGATGAGAATTATGGGAAGAAAAGGAAACAAAATGATAGTAAAGAAAATAACAATGATGTTAGATGAAACACCTAATATGACAACAGGACAAATATATGATTTATTGCACAATACAAAGAGTGTGCAAAGTGGAGGGAGAAGAAAATTCCCTGCTTGGGGGATAACGATTAATCAGTTATCTTCTGTATTAGGTCGTAAGTTTGAGAAAGCCGACTTTGATGAACAGGCTAGACAGGTTGTTTGGAAGAATAAAGAGGAATAAAAATGAAAGCATCGGAAAGAATAAAAGAAATAGAAAATAAATTGGAGAGGATATAATGAAAAGTAATAAAATAAATGAAACTATAGAAGAACTAAAAGAAAAAGTATACCAAGCCGAACAACTTGAACAGTTGCAGGAATGGGCTATTCAAGCGGAGGGATATATTACTGACCTTTTATGCCACCCCGATTTAAAAGAACTTGGTATTGAAGAACCTCATGGTTGGTTAAGTAGTATTATGAGTGATTTAGTTAGAGAAATAGAATCCAAGTTGGAGGCTTTGTAATGTTATGGACAGAAAAATACAGACCGAGTAAACTAAGTGATATTGTAGGACAAGAACATTTTGTATTAGATGCTGAACAATGGGTATTAGAAAAGAATATGCCTAATGTTCTTGCTTATGGCGTTGCCGGAACAGGTAAAACCGGAGCAGGTATAGCATTAGCAAAGGATATGTTGGGAGAAGCATTCAAAGATAACTTCTTTGAAGTAAATGCTTCCGATGATAGAAGATTAGAAAATGTAAGAACTACAATTAAACAAGTAGCACAAAGCGGAACTATTGGTGAAGCCCCATTTAGAATAATGTTATTAGATGAAATGGATGGTATGACTAACGACGCTCAAAATGCGCTAAAGCGTATCATGGAAAGATATGCTAGTAATATAAGATTCATCATTACTTGTAATGATAAGTCAAGGATTATCTTTCCATTACAAAGCAGGTGTGCAAATTACAGATTCAATCCATTGAAAAATGAATTAGTGCTTGAAGTAATTACTAAGATTCTTGATAAAGAAGGCGTAAGTGGATTTGATGAAACCGATTTGGCTCGCTTTATATATCAATTAGATGGAGATTTACGCAGGGCAATTACAGAAATACAGGCTGCCAATGCCTCAAACTTCACACTAAGAAAACAAATACAAGATTCGTTGAAAGAGTTTGATGGAATACTAAATTTAATACTTAATAAAAAACCTAATGAAACATTAGATAAATTACACGATATATTGTATGGAGGAAGAAGTGTGAAAGAAATATGTTTAGCACTTCATAATTCTGTTTTAGAAGCAGAAGGTTTAGAGTCCAAAGAGAAGTTTAAACTTCTTAGGATAATAGGGGAAGCAGAATACCGTTCTACTACCATGACCCCTAAAGTAATAATTTCATGGATGGTAGGACAACTTTAAGGAGGAAAAAAATATGAAAGAAATAGATGAAAAAATGATGAAAGAAATAGAAATAGGAGCAGGGCATATGGGTATTACCGCCGATGAAGCGGTAGCAAAATACCGTTCTATATGTGAAGAGAACAACACCGATGTAAACGATGTTGTGTCTCAATCACTATTTAGAAACTATGTGCGTGGCAATATGAAACCAAAGAAAACAAATACCAATAGTGGTTCTAACAGTTTAGTTAAAAGTGCCTTTGGATTCTTTGTTGGATTAGAAGCCCCAAGAGACATGATGAGTTGGAGCAGAAACAAAGCAAGAGAAGAATATCTTAGAGATAATGATAAAGCATTGGAAGATGGTCTTGTTGCAGTTGCTACTGATAACGGGGATGAAACTTATACTATCGCAAGATACTATAAGGGCGACTATCAAGAAAAGATGGCTAAGAACCTTGTAGATGGTGCAGAAGAATTAGAAGATGGAACTATTATTATTCCATTGGATAGTATGCCTAATTACACAAGTGGAGCAGAAAACAGAAGATATGGTAAGCCGTTGCCTAAGAATGAATTTAGAAGAAGTGGTATTTTCTATGGAAGCGTAGAAGGTGGAGATATGAAGTCTTACTACTTCTCCTATAAGAATCAAGGCGGAATAGACTTTGCACCCGATACTTTTGATTGGGTTCACTTCAAGACTATTCCTAGTGATGATGGAACAAATTTGTATGGTATGACTATGGCTACTAAAGATAGCCTAATTAGAAATGCTGATTTGAACCCCGACAATAGCGACTATCGAGATATGAGTTCTTTTGACTTTACATCTTGTTTGTTTGAAAACTATCCTAAGAATGGAACACCATTGGTAGATTTGGATAGACTACATACTAACTTACAGATGGAAGCAACAAAGGATAGGTTTGCTATTGTTGAAGGAACAGTAGTTAATCAAAGGATGACTCCGACTGCTAACGGTAATAGAATCTTATCTATTACTGATAAAGCATCCGATATGGAATTAACAGAAGACGATGGGGATTTGGCAACTACTTGTTGGATTCCTGAACATATCAATATCAACTTTGGTATTGGTTCGACAGTCTTAGTTGTTGGAAGAACTTCTCAACGGATTGTTGATGGTGAAGCAGAACCAATTACAATAAACACTAGTGGTTTATTGGTTCAAGAAGCCGTTGGTAATCCTATCGCTGAACAAGAAGGCGTGGAGGATGAAGACTTAGATTGGTTCTAATTTCCAACGGGATAAAACCCTACCCTAGCAAGTGTATATGTGAACTTGTGGAAATAAAATTGACATACGGATAGGTGCGAAGCCTATCCCTTTAGAGGGGATAAGATGAATAGAAAAGGAATAATAGAGAATAGATTCCTGTTAAAGAATGAAAGTTACATCATTGATTTAAACGATGTGGAGTTCTTAACATGGAATAAGAATAAAGATGAAAAAGATAGTTATTGGGTTAAGTTGCATGTTGGTGCTAAAGAAACAAGATATGTTTGTAGAAATAGAACTGAATTAAGCGACATAATTAACGCTTGGGCTATGACAAAGAATGTAGAGATAGAAATAGATAGAGAAGAGATAGGTGAACAGTATGAGTTTTAGAAAAGAAAAAATAAATTTTAATGAATTAATGAAGATAAAAAGAGAGAATAGAAAGGCTAGAATGGTATTAGGAATTTGGGGTGAACCAAAGACGGGTAAAACCGGACTTGCATTAGACTTCCCCGATAGAAAGATATTTGTTTTAGATTGGGATAGAGGCGTTGAATCAACTTGGTTTCAACACCATGATGCAACAGAAAGAATAGAAGTATTCTGTCCTATTGTAATGAATAAGGATAACATTATTGATATTAATGAAAGTGAACAAAGGTCGCTTGATTTTGTTAATCACGCCAAAGAATCAATAAAGGCAGGAGATAAGCCTATCTTTGTTATTGATGGTGTAGATACATGGCTTTCTTCATGTATGTTGAAAGTTAATCCTAATCCTAGAGTTGTAACAAAAATCATGCCGTTTCAGTATGGCAATAGGAACAAAGCATTCTACTATTTATTAGACACTATCTATAATTTAGAATGTGATGTAATCTTTATTACGCATGATACTGAAAAATATATGGATAATGTGCCTGTTGGAGTTCAGCCAATGTGGAAAGATTGGGGAGGTAAACTTGAACAAGAGATTTACTGTTCTAAAAAGAAAGTAAAGGGTGAACTACATTTCTTTGCTGAACTATTAGGTAGTAGAACTAATGGTAAACTTGTAGGTTCTAAGTGGACTACAAGACAAGGAACTC